TCTGTTTTTTTTTTTTTTTTTTGTTAAATTGAACTACACTCTCGCCGAATCTCTCTGAATTCTTATTCTCGATCGTTAAAGAAACCCATTAGTCCCAGATAATTTCTAGCCGTCTTATCACCGTTCTTCGCACGTTCCATAAGAAGGTCCAAAAATTCATCATCACTTCTATCTTTCTTCAACCGTCTAAAATCTTCAGAGTCCTCATATTCTTCCATAAACCTTTCGGCCATATCTTCAATATCGTCTTCAGCGGGAGTCTCTTCCAAGTCATTCGCAGCTTCGACATAATCTTCATTCGAGTAAATTTCTTCTTCTTTACTCTGCCTAAGTTCCCTTCGAGCAAGCCGTTCATGCAGCAATCTTTCCCTTGCCTCCTTTCTCTCTTTCACTTTCTGTTGCCACTTTTTGTACTTCAAATCTTTCTCAGCGTTGGTTTTACCCATCAACTGTGACTGTTGACTTTTCCCGTACTTGGGCATAGGAGGCTCCAAAGAGGAGGCAAATGTTGTAACATTATCGTTGGAAATATTGATGCCATCACGTGAATACATCTCCACCAATTCATCATCTGTAAACGCTAATCCTGCCTGTCCGTCTTCACCAACTAACTCACCTTCATTCGCTTCCACAACGAATTTCTGCATTTTAGTAGGATTCCTCATATATTTTTCCGCAAACGCTTCAGGATCCATAGTAGCAAAGTCCATCATCGTATCATAAGAAGGGAGACCATCCTTTGGAGTTATCCCCATTTCTTTTGCATACACCAGATAAGACTGTACCCCATCCTCCATAAGCGAGTGCTCACAAGAGATAGAAAATTCCGCCTCTTTCTCCTTTGCTATCAACACATTATACAACTCATGTATTTTCTGAGCTAAGAGAGGGTAGAACCAACCACCTGCAAAATATATTCCGGCTAAACGTTCCGCACGGACTTTGTCTGTCAAATTCCGACTTCCGTGGATCACCAAGGACGCACCCAATTTTATCGCATCCTGCGTAACCATAACATACCGTCGTTCTCCGTTATGATCTACGACTCTAACACAACATTGTAGAAAAGGGAGAGAAACTCCATCCTCCAATAATTGATTCAAATTGGCACAATATTGTCCAGGAAGGTCTTCAAAAGGTACATTCACATTAAAATCTTTAAATTCAAAGTTAAACTTAACTTTGATAATTTCTAGAATCACTTGTAAATGCTCTGAAACATTCTCCTTAGTCACTACATGCACCCGCATATAATCCTTTATTAAAGCATGAATCTCCGCAGAACTAAAAATATTCCGTTCAGTGGTACCAGGAATACCACTAAATAAAGAGTTCATCTTCTCCACAACCACTCCTCCCCCCAAATGCATATAATGATGGTAAGAAATGTAAGAAGAGATAGTTAATAGGTGGTCATAAAGCTTTGGCATTTTAAAAACCATATTTATGTAAGCAGAAAATCGAAAACCAGAAGCACTAAGTGTGCTCATATCCATCGCACGAACGTCTGGCGCATAAATATGAAACGAACCGTCAG